CGTCTGTTTCTGATGTAATAGATTATATAACTATAACAACTACAGGTAATGCTACAGACTTTGGTAATTTAACAGTAGCAAGAGAGGCCTCTGGAACTTTTTCAAGTCCAACAAGAACTGTTTCAGGAGGAGGATATGCTGGTGGTGATTCAAATGTAATAGATTATATAACAACAGCTTCAACAGGAAACGCAACAGATTTTGGCGATCTAACTGTTGCTAGATATCAACCAGCCCCTGTGTCATCTACAACTAGAGGTGTTTGGATAGCTGGATATGCACCAGGAGTTGGATCAACAAGAACAGATGTTATGGACTATGTAACTATTGCATCAACAGGGAACGCTACAGATTTTGGTGATCTAGCGCAAGCAAGGGCAGCAGGTGCAGGTATCTCAAATAATATAAGAGGTGTATACGCAGGTGGTGAAGTTCCAGGTGGAGACACTGCACAAATTGAATTTATAACAATTGCTAATACAGGTAATTCATCTGATTTTGGAGACTTGGTTGAAGCTTGTCAATATTTATCAGGAACTTGTGATGCTAACAGTGGTTTACAATCATAATTGATTTAGATCAATTGACTTCTATTTATTTATAGGATAGAAAGATATTAATGAAAGAAGAATTATTACAGCTTTTTCCCACACCTTTATTAATTGTACCTTACGAAGAATCAATTGATAAAGAATTAGAGTGTTTAAAAAATATTAGTTATCGTGAACAATCAGCTAATGGTAATTACAGATCGGACGAATCATACTTGTTGCGTAAAGAAGAATTTAAAAACATAAAAAATTTTTTATGTGAGTCTGTAGATAAATTTACTAAAAATGTTTTAAGATCAAAACAAAGATTAATAATTACTCAATGTTGGGCTAATAGAAATCCCCAAGGATCAAGACATCACGAACACGTGCATCCAAATAGTATAGTATCTGGTGTAATGTATTTTAAAATAAATGAAGAACTACCACCAATAACTTTTTCAAAAACAAATCAAGATGGTATGAAATTAGAACCTTTTGAATGGAATCATCTTAACTCAGAATCTTTTATGTTGCCTTGTAAACCAGGCGAATTAGTAATATTTCCATCTTCATTAAAACATAGTGTACCTATTAATCAAGGTAAAGAAGATAGAATAAGTCTATCATTTAATACATTTAGTATAGATGCATTAGGGTCAGAACAAGCACTAACTCATTTAGATATAAGGAGGTTAATGAATGAGCACAATTAAAAGTTATATATACGTAAAGAATCACATACCTAAAGAGTTATGTGAGGAGTTAATAGATCAATGCAATAAAGGTATTTGGAAAAAACATACTTGGAATAATTACGCATCAGGTGAAAATTCATCTGAGCCTACAAAAGAATTAGATGTCATGAATTGTACTAAAGAGCAACAAGCAAAGCTAACACCATACTTAGTTAAAGCATTGGGTGAGTATCAAGAAAAACATAGTACACCGGGAGAAAAGACTCAAGGACCATGGCTCAGTAAGTTTAGTCCAATAAGATTTAACAGATATAGTGTCGGTACCATGATGAGAGAACACTATGATCATATACACAGTATTTTTGATGGTAATATGAAAGGAGTACCTTTAGTATCTATTGTAGCTAACCTAAATGAAGACTATGAGGGCTCTGAATTCTATTGCAGAGGAGAGAAAATTGAGTTAAAAACAGGTGATATACTATTGTTTCCATCTAATTTCATGTATCCACATGAAGTAAGAGAGGCAACTAAAGGCACCCGTTACTCTTTTGTAAGCTGGGCCTTTTAATTATTATGAGGTTATATGCTACAAAAATTAGGTTTTGCTCCAGGTTTTAATAAACAAGTTACAGAAACCGGTGCTGAAGGGCAATGGTTTGATGGGGATAACGTACGTTTTAGATACGGTTCACCTGAAAAAATAGGTGGCTGGCAACAATTAGGACAAGATAAACTAACAGGCGCGGCTAGAGCTATTCACCATTGGGATGATAATGCAGGTATTAAATACGCAGCCGTAGGAACAAACAGAATTTTATATGTATATTCAGGTGGAACATATTATGATATCCATCCTATAAGAACTACTTTAACAGGCGCAAAATTTACAAGTACATCATCATCTAAAACAATTACGGTAACATGCACCGGGGCTCATGGATTAATAGAGGATGACATTGTTTTATTTGACAGTGTAACGGGAGTGCCAGTAGCATCTACTTACACTGATGCTACATTTGAAGATATTAAATACATGGTAACATCTGTACCAACTACTACAACTTTTACCATTACAGCCGAGAACCAAGAGTCGGGAACACCTTTAACTACAAGTGATGGGAATAGCACTTCTATATTATGTTATTTTACAGTAGGTCCTTCTCAACAACTTGGTGGTTTTGGTTGGGGTGCTGGTTTATTTGGAGGTACTTCATTGGGTGCTGCAACCACGACTTTGGCTTCTACTATTAATGACACGGTAACTGATATCCCTTTAACTAACTCAGCAGCTTTTCCATCAGCTGGTGAAATAAGAATAGGTACAGAAGATATTAGTTATACAGCTAACAATACTACAACTAACATATTAAGTGGTGGTGCAAGAGAAGTTAATGGAACTTCTAAAGCAGGACATAGTGGTGGTGCTACAGTCACAAATATTTCTAGTTTTGCTGGTTGGGGAGATCCTGCATCTACTGACTTTACAATTGATCCAGGTTTATGGATTCTTGATAATTATGGTACAAAATTAATTGCACTTATTTATAATGGAAAGTGTTTTGAATGGGACGCGTCCGCTGCAAACGCTACACAAAACAGAGCAACACTTTTAGCAAACGCACCAACTGCATCACGTCATGTATTGGTATCTACACCAGATAGACACTTAGTATTTTTTGGTACAGAAACTACAATAGGTGATCAAACTACGCAAGATGATATGTTTTTACGTTTCTCTGATCAAGAAAATATTGATGGCACAGATGCTTATACCGTAAAAGCAGAAAATAATTCTGGTACTCAAAGGCTTGCTGATGGTTCTAAAATTATGGGAGCTATTAAAGGTAGGGATGCTATCTATGTATGGACTGATACTGCATTGTTTTTAATGAAATTTGTAGGTGGAGATTTTGTATTTGCCTTTGAACAAGTAGGTACTAACTGTGGATTGTTTGGTAAAAATGCTTGTATTGAAGTTGATGGTACTGCTTATTGGATGTCAGAGAATGGTTTCTTTACGTACGATGGTCAGTTAAAATCTATGCCTTGTCTTGTAGAAGACCATGTCTACGATGACATAAACGCTACATCTAGAGATCTTATTAATGCAGGATTAAATAATTTGTTTGGTGAAGTTAGCTGGTTTTATTGTACAGCAGCGTCAGATCAAATTAACAGGGTAGTTACATATAACTATCTGGACTCATCGGCTAAACGTCCTATATGGACAACTGGTACCTTACCTAGAGCAGCGTGGCAGGATTCTGCTGTCTTCGATAAACCACATGCAACATACTATAATCCTTCTGATGATGCCTCTTCAGATGTTATTGGTAATACGGACGGAAGTACGATATATTATAACCAGGAAACAGGGACTGATCAAATTAATGCAGGAGGGACAGTAACTGCGGTTATAGGGACTATTACTTCTGGTGATTTTGACATTACCCAACGTAGAAGTAACACAGGACAAACTGTAGGAATGCCCGATATTAGAGGAGACGGTGAATACATTATGAGAATTAGTAGATTTATACCAGATTTTATTTCGCAGACAGGGGACACTGCAGTTAAATTTAAAACAAGATTATATCCAAACAGTAGCGAAACTACTACAAGTTTTACTTGTGACTCTACTACAACTAAAAAAGATGTAAGAGTGAGAGCTAGACAAATTGCATTAGAAGTTGCAAACACAGGCATTTCTCAAGATTGGAAACTAGGGACATTTAGATTAGATATACATCCGGGAGGAAGAAGGTAATGGCTACAGATCAAGAGATACGAGACGCAGGTTTTAAATATGTTCCACAACAAAAATATTTATTAAATCCTTTTCAGTTACCCGAGGATCAGGAACCAGTAGTTGATCAAGGTATCGTTGCAACTAATGCTTTTGCTGGTAGTGGTGGAGATAATTTTAGTGTCTACAACCCTGACCCAAATTCAATTGTAAATAGAACTTATCAACCTAACTATGAGTATAGACAATTTGTCGATGGATATGATCCTAATTTGTCTGCTACTATGAATATGAAAATGATGGAAGTGGATCCTAACTATAAGGGTGCCGATTATTACAATAAACCATCATCAAAAATGGAAGGTCTTTTAAGTATGATTCCATATGCTGGAGGTATTATGAAAGGTGTAAAATTTTTAGGAGATCAAATAAGCCCTTATCTTCCGGTTAACAGAAGAGCAATATTAGAAAATGAATTAGGGGGTCAAGGTATAATGGTTAACGACATTGGACAGATTGTTCAAGGACAAGGTGATTATGATACAGCGGCTAATGTTATGGCAGGATACAATGCAAATAAAATTACTCAAGGAACAATTGATAAGAGACAGGCTACAATTGAAAAAACTTTAGCTGATAAATATAAGATGAGTCCAGC